CAGAGTTCAAGGGTGTACCGTTCTCCACTGTCAAGAATCACAGCGATAAGAAAGGCGATTGGATAACCAAGCGTAATCAGCATTACAGAGAGATCCACCAACTCACTTTCGATCGTATCGCAGGCATCATTGCCGAAACTCGTGCAGATGACATCTCATCTTTCAGAGCACTAGAAGAACGCCTGCAGGCCGTTGTCCTCAAATCGCTTGAATTGCTATTCCCGCCAGAAGATGCACCGCTTGAGGCCGTTCTAGCAGCAACCGCACGACTCGAGGAAATGTCAGCGGACAAACTAAGCACGATCATAAACACCGGCATGAGAACGCTAACCGAGACAGGCAGGCATCGACGTCTATTATCTGGACAAGCAACCGCCATTTTCTCGCGTGCTGAATTGCCCGATATTGAGCTTCCTATCCCGCTGGAAGAAGCTAAAATGTTGGAATTACGCAGCAGATTAGCACAACAAGCCCTCAACGCTATCGACAACGGGCAACCGCTTGACGTGGAGTACACCGTGGCAGAATCGCCTGAGATCGCCGGAGATCCTGACCCCGTGGCCAGTTCCGCCGGTTCGCCTGGAGTTCGCCGCCACAAAGAATAGCCGTGTATACGTTACTGGATAAGGTATACACTCGATTTCGCCAACTCACTCATAGCCAAGCTCGCGGTACAGTATCGCCCTGAGGTAGGCGGCTTTCGTTAGTTCGCCCTCCTGTATTCGCTTGGATAGCAAGTCTTCAACTATTGGGCACACTCGGAACGTGAGAAGGACAGAGTTCGCCTTATCGCTATCCTGTAGGGGTATACATGCCGGTTCGCCCTTGTGTATACGTGTAGGGGTGGCCGGTTCGCCTGTTTCAACCCGTGAAACGATCTGTGACGCTTGCGCCATTCTCTCTTTCTTCAAGCAAGCAGTACACTTGCCGTATTGCTTCTCTACTGTAGACAGGATGGGAGCTTGACATACCTTGCAACGTGTAGCCATACTTCACCAACTCCATTGTATACGTGATGGCATCGAGTATACAGTGCGATAGCCAAAGAGAAAAGGGCGTCCAGTGCTGCAGACGCCCCTGATCTCCCCTCACTAGCAAGCGTAGGGATTCTCCTCACTGAACACGATGAACATAGCTTTGGGGTCAATGCCGTCATACTCGCACGCCTTGAGCCAACGCTCTCGATAGGATAGAAGCACGATCTCTACGGGTCCGTCTGTCATTGTCTTAGGCATTGTCTTCCTCCTCGTTGTTGTTGCCCTGCAGCCTGGCCAGTACCACAGCCAGGCTAGCGCGTTGCGTCGCTGTCATAGCTTCGACGTGTACTTGGTTGTTCACGATGTGAAGCACCTTCCTAGCGTGATTGATCGCTCGCCGTTTAATGCTTCTGCGATGTGCTCCCATGTTGAATGGGTGCAGAAGGATCCAGTTCCATTTAATGCAGGGGGACTGAGCTCCTCGCCAAATATAGAATAGCGTTGAACTCTGGCACATATAATCTGGCCATCGCCTAGGCAGTTGACTGTCTTTGCTTCTTCCCTTGCTCGTCGTGCTGTCCACTTCTGAGTCATATCCATCACCTCACTGTTAGATGTACCATCATAGCGAATCCCTATAGGGTAATACTAGGGAACAGTGTCACCTTTCTATCTGGACACGTGTCACTTAATGGGCAGTGTGTGACATGGATGAGCGGATGAGCCTAGGCGACACGGATGAGCCGAGCCGAGCATGCCGAGCATGTCACACAATCAAACGGATGAGCGGATGAGCGACACGGATGAGCGCATGCCGAGCGCATGCCGGCACCGGGATCGATGAGCTGTTCGGATCCCGTATGGCCCCGATTGCACGACCAACGGGAGAGGGGGGAGGTTGCTCAAGATTTTCTGGTAATAATTTGAAAAGGGCATGCTCAAGATTTTCTGCTCCCAGTTTCAAAAGTGCCAATTCGAAACATCTTTTAATCCTAGCTGGATTTCTTTTGGAGGGGGGGGTGCCATTTTTTATTTCTGAAATTTCCAGCGAACTTGCATCACCTGAGAGTTTCTAGTAGGATAGGTGCATGGCCAAGAAGGAAGTGCGGACAGACGGAGATGAAGACACAGGCAGGTATTGTCCATGCAGCAGGATCCCTAAGAGCTGGTGGGTGAAGTTAAGGTACAGGCCACGAGATGTGAGGATGAAGAACTGTCGGACTGACGATGATTGATAGGAGAATGAAGATGAAAGTAGAGATTCTGCGTGAAGCTGGATTTGAAGAAGCACTGCTGGGGATATCTCTGAGCTACAACAGTGGTGGAGATATGAAAGTGGTTGCTGACAAGCTGGTAAAGAGAGGCGGGAGTCATTCGAAGTTTCTCGAGAGCATTGCAGTGTGGCTGGATATCGAAGCTCCTCGATATTGGTGGCAGCAATTTGCTACATATCGTATTGGGACATCTGCTCAATCAGAATCTACGATGCACACGCTGCTTGATGGAGAGCTCACTGAAGATAACTTCTCGTGTGAGGTACATGATGTGTATCTTGACATCATCAACGCAGTGATCAAGGCAGGAGATCTTGCCCATGCGAAAGGACTTCTTCCTGAGTCCTTCCTACAGCGGCGGATTGTCTGCACGAACTACATGGCGTTGAAGCGGATGATCCAGCAGCGACGGCACCACAAGCTGATAGAATGGCAGATATTCTGTACTCAAGTTGTGATACAGGCAGAGCATCCAGAGTTTCTTGAGGTGGCGAAATGATTCTTAACGACAGACAGATCCACGAGTTGTGCATGTTTTCAGACGATCCAATGATCAAGCCATTCCTATCTATGCAGGTAGGCAAGCCATCGTTCGGCTTGGGCTCCTTCGGTTATGACCTAAGACTAGGAAGTAATTTCCTTCTGGCATCACGGATTGACATCATCGCTGACCCGATCGATTACGATTCGAATCTATGCCATGTTCTCAAGCGCGAGGACGAGTTTATCCTGCATCCTGGACACCACGTCCTAACTGAGTCCGTGGAGACGTTTAACATGCCTAACGATGTCTGTGGAGTGTGCTGGGGCAAGTCGTCTTACGCTCGTTGCGGGCTTTTGGTGAACGTAACGCCGCTGGAGCCTGGATGGAAAGGAATTCTGACTCTTGAGTTGGCGAATGTGTCTCCGAATCCGATTCGATTGCATGTCGGCAAAGGGATCGCACAGGTAGTCTTCTTCCGAGGCGAGAGGCCGGATCGAACGTACACTGAGAAAGAGAGCGGCGGCATATATCAGAATCAGATTGGAGTTACAGTTCCGCAGTAATGAAGCACGAACCAGCCTCACCGTAGCTGCGACATTCCTCGATGTGGTGTTGGGGTGGGGCTGGTAGTAGAATGCGAACGACGGCGGTGTGGAAGGACACGCTGAACCCATAATGAGCTGTGTGCTGGTGACTGGGATGTCAGCTAAGACGTAACGATATTGACGGTTAGCGACCGCAAGCATGTACAGTAAGCAGGTATCAATCCCTGCCCGTCGTTTGCATTTCCATCCTGATCTTGCTATGTTTGTGTGTGGAAAGGCAGCACCGCTTCAACGCATTACCTCCTTGATTCGAGAGGCGCACCTGGGACTTAGGCCCCTGGGTGCGTTTCTTTTGAGTTGCATCACCTCGGAGTTTATCATATACTTCCAAGAGAGGTGATTGGCGATGGCCGATAAAGTAATTGAGAGGCAAGAACTTCAGTGTCATGCCTGTGGCAAATACGTTCAATTCGACATCGATCTATCTTTGAATGGGAATCATGTGCTTAACTGTCCGAACTGCGGTCATGAGCATTGCTTTGTATCAGGCGTGGGCGAACACCGTAGGAAGCTCATGAGGCATCAACAAGAAATGAGCAGGACCATCGTGGGGAATCCCAAACCAAACGGAAGAAACTTGAGTTTAAGTTGTCGGGCGGTGGGCTCCTGCTCGCTGAATATGGAGGATAGATGACTGAGAAAAACGCTGGCGTCGTGCGCTCAAGGAACAACAAAGAGAGATCGTTCGCGCCTGTTACAGCTGAATCGATGCGACAGCGGATGACGATTCGAACGAACAAGCAACTCCAGTATGTGTTGGCGAGGATCGGCAAGGCGGCTAAGAACAACTGTGGTCGAGTGAGGTGCCATCCTGACGAGCTTGATGCAGCGTCTAGGGCATTCCTCACTGATGATCTTGGATACGTCGTTACGTTCATCACTGAGAAGGACAAGTACGAAGTGCGATGGGCGGGATCAGCGGACGACGATGAAGAGAATGTTGATGTAGAAATCGATCCAGGTTTTGCGGAGGGATGATGAGTAGAGACACAGACCAAACGCTCGACAATCTGAAGGATGAAATCGGAGAACTCGATGACAGGATTTCTGATCTTGAAAACTACAACTACACTCTGAAAGAGCGCGTTGCAGAACTGGAAGCAGAAGTTGGAGAGAGGGATGCACAGATAGCACAGATGGAGGGCTCATGAGTGAAGTGAAGCACATGGACATCAGGGAATTCAAAGAGAAAGGGTATCTCCAGGAAGCGAACAGGAGATTCTTCCATCCTCTCGGATTGGCATTGGTCGTCTCCAGGAATGATAGCGACGGGAGCATGGAACTGTTCGGGATACAAGATTCAAGAGACGATCCAGAAGGCATCGTGTTTGATGAGTTCGACGTCGCTCTGGCGACTAGCGTGTCGTGTGACATGCTGGCAAGGGCTGAATACCGCGGCAAGCTGCCCTATTGCAACAATGGTGGAGTACAGACGGAGAACGCATCATGAAGATAGCGAAAGAGATTGCGGAGCATATCGAAGACCGGCAGTGCCCGGGGGGAGAGATGTCGGCAGCGATGCTTGAGAACATCGTAGCGGCGAAGCTGGAGCCTGTGAAGAAGGCGCTGAATGATCTGATTGAAACCTGCACAAGCAGTGATGTGATGGAATTTGGCGAGACACCGGACAGAGAGGCAATTAGAGGTGCGCAAGCCGCCCTTGCGCTATTCGAGGACGAATGCGATCACGAATGGGTGGACGCAACAAACGAGGTTGTATCTGGCGGAGAGGTCTGCGTGAAGTGCCATGCTATCCGCGCCACGCACGAGGAGGATTTATGAATCTTCCTGACGGCGTAGCATGTGGCCATCGAGCGTGTCTGTCGCACAAGACGTATCCATGCCCGTTCTGTGGCAGGATTGCCGGCAGAGAGTTGACGACATCGGAGAGGGTAGCGAAGGCCGTGCTGGATACGTTCCCTGGTTCTGGTGGTAGAACAGAAGAGGAATGGTTCGCTGCGTGCGTTGAGCTCATAACTCCGATCGTTGATGGTGCCGACGCAGAGCAAGGGATTGACGTAAGCGGCTTCTCTTCATCAGCGGCAAAGAGATCAGTACCGATAACTCTCAAGATTGAACCTCGTATTGAACCGCGTCCATGGCTATGTATGCCAGCACGAAAGAACTATCTCAAGGCTGCATGGGAGTGTATTAAGTTCCCGTTCAGACTCGTAGCGAACTTTCTGACAGCGATGGGGCAGGTCAAGTAATTGCATCACCTCAGAGAATGTAGTATGATTGCGGAACAAGACTTTAGGAGGCAACATGAACCTGTCAGACGAAACACGGAAGAACTTGATCGAGGAACGCAGCAAGATTGATGCGTTGTTGGGAGATGTGCCTACGCTTGAATGCAAGCTAGGCCGTCCAGTGTTGGTGACTACGGACAAGCGCGGGGTGTTTTTCGGGTATGCAGACGACACATCTGGAGATCCTATCGTGCTGTTGAATGCACGCAACTGCATCTACTGGCACAAGTCAGTTGGAGGATTTGCTGGGTTGGCTACTGTTGGCCCTAACGATCAATGTAGAATTGGTGCGCAGGTCAGCCAGATTGAACTGCGTGGCATCTGCTCGGTTAGCGAAGTCGAGAGCCCTGCGGTAAAAGCGTGGGAGACGGCATCATGCGTATCCTAGCAGGAGAACTTCCTTCTTGGGCAGTTGGCTACGGCTCCGGCTCCGGCTCCGGCTACGGCTCCGGCTCCGGCTCCGGCTCCGGCTACGGCTCCGGCTCCGGCTCCGGCTCCGGCTCCGGCTCCGGCTACGGCTCCAGCTACGGAGACGGCTACGGCTCCGGCTACGGCTCCGGCTACGGAGACGGCTCCAGCGAGCAGTAAAGGTAGTATGATTGCAGTGGAGGGGATTTAGATGGC